TCATCATCGAGCGGCGGGTTTGGTGGCGGCGGGTTTGGAAGTGGCGGATTTGGTGACTAACACAACGTAGAGCGCAAGCACGACAGTAAAATCCAATCGAAACAATAGCTTAATTAGCTTTTAAATTGTACCGTCCCGACCACAATCCGCAATGTTGAACGCTTGTAGAAACCCATGTTCTACAAGGTTCTTATGGTTAAAAGTTTACTTTGTTGAACGGTTGTTGAAAGCTAGATCAGTCAATTTACAGCGCAAATTGCGCTAATATGACGTTTTAGCACAGTGTTGAGCGCAAGCTAATCAACTGCATCTGACAGGTAATCAGGTGTCAAATGCACGTAATTTTGACGCACAGTCTTTTCAGTGTCACCCAAAAACATAGCAATTTTATGTAATGAAAGGCCAGCCATAGCTTTTCTAGTGGCCCAAGTGTGTCGAAATACGTGTGCGCTTAGATCATTTATTCTTAGCTGGGAAGCCATAAGTTTTAACTGGTAATCAATCGAACGGCTCGTATCGAGAACAGTGTCATTAATCCGTTCATCGTATGCACGTTCTAAGACTGACCGCAGCCGTGTTGACATGGGTAACGGCACTCGTCGTTTGCGCGTTTGTGCGCGACCTTCCGGTAAAAAAGTTATCATACCTCGATCAAAGTTTACCCTCGACCATGTAAGTTCCAGTATCGAAGTTTTGCGCTGGGCTGTTTCCATTGCTAAAAATATAAACCGGCTAATACGGCTCATTCGATTACTGTCAGCTTGGCAATGTTGCTCACACGCATTTATAAGCAGCTGCAATTCATCCTCTGACAAAACGCGCTCTCGCGGCAAGCTCTCTGGCGGTAGTTCAATGTATGGTAAAGTTTTAGCATCAATACGCCGCTCCCTTGGCTCAACCTTCGTACACATAAAATTAAAACAAGCTCGTAAGGCTTCTAGCTCACGCCTAATGGTTCCAGTTGCAGCTTTGTTTCGCCCAATCACACCAGCGGATCGAACGTTAAAATAATTACGACTATCTTCCCGCGTAATCTCGGATATTCGCATATTGCCAAATAAGCGGTTCAAATTTTTAATAAGGGAAGGGTATCGTTTAGCTGAAATCATGCGGCCTGTGATCCATTGATCGAACCAAAGACTTAGTGCTTGCTCGACAGTAGGATCATCGTCAACAAGATTGTCGTTGTTAAAAGCTTTTAGCCAACCCTCGAACCTCGCCGTGGCGATGAATAAATCATTTGTCCGTAAACTTTTTCGCTGGCTGCGACCATCCCAATAGTGCGCGTAGTAGTTTCCCGCCCGATCTGGCAATAGTCTTGGAGGTGACTTTTTTCCCATTTTTTATTCCTCAGTAAAATTATGCTTTCTTCTGGAATTCTCACCATACGTTTTGTCGGTCGAATCGTAGCCAAATGACCGTCTAAGCGTAATCTGTAGATCGTGGAAACCGACACGTTGAGCAAAGCAGCTGCTTCTCTTTGAGTAAGAAGCCTCATTATTTTTCGTTGAGTATTTGCATTACACGCAATGCTTGGTCACTTGTGACACGTTGATTGACGTGTAGCCAAACAGCATTCGACTCATTACCAATTTGTTGAATTTGAAATGTTGGCACTTCGTGGGCCACTGCATTTGCTTCGTGGTTGGGTAATAGCTCGTTTGGATCAACGTTTAAAGCTTTTGCCAACTTAACCAGGTTTTGAGGTGACGGTGTATTCCTACCTCGAACATACTGAGAAATGCTATCACGCCCTAGTCCAGACGCTCTAGCCAGATCGCTCTGGTTCATGTCTTTCTTAACCATATTTTGCCACACACGCCGACCAAACTCAGTTTTGAGTATAACCTTGCGCGTTACGTCAACTTCTCCAGCTGCGTCTAATCTCGAATGAATATGGTCAGGCATTTTTGCTCTCTGTTACGTTCAACATATTTCATCACTACACGACAATCTGTCCAAAGATCAACCAGAAAATTTATTGAGGTGTGTCGAAAGTTTTTTTCATGTTGTTCGACAAATAGTATTGACCAGTACAAAATGTCCGATATACATAGACGAATGTGTGACAGAGTGATGAAAGAATAGTGTAAGGAACTAAATTGTCAGGCATCAAATTCGACACTCGTAAAATGGTAAAAGATTTTGGCGGTGTATCTGCGACCTCTCGGCAGCTAAAAGCTACAGGTTACGTCATTACCCCTGATGGAGTGGATAAGTGGAGGCGGAGAAATAACGTCCCATTTAAAGCGATCTTGCATCTCTGCACGACCGCTAGGCGCAACAACAAACGTTTCGAGCTTCTCGACTACGTTTTATTTGACCAAGATCTGAGAGGTTAAAATGCAAAATAACAAAAACGATTCAAAATATACTTGGGCGCATATAGTAACCGGTTTTAGCGGTGCTTACAGAAAAAGCACACGGTTTCACGCCCGAAAGCAAAGTGACAATAGCGGCTGGGCGGGAACGTTTACTTGGGGAAGCCCTATCGTGGCGACAGCACCGCCTCAAGGGGGCGTACCATGGACAACGTAATAGCAATAACGAAATACGGTCAGGAATTGCGTCATTTTGAGCGAGACTTGATAAGGCTTAAAGGTGTTCCGCTGGATGTAAGTCCAGATAAGCGTCACATTTTAAATTTAATCACATCATTACTTAGCTGGCCCAACGTGTCAGCAAGTGATAAATCTTTCGCTGTTCGTTTAATTTATGAACACGCGGGACAAAAAGAAAACTTCAAAAAAGTAAGTCAAGCATGAAGATATGGGGTATCGATCCAGGTGCAACCGGTGCGCTTGCACTATTTGATCCTATAAAGGGTGATCTGGATATTTTCGATATGCCAATTGTTATAGTCAATAAAAAGAAAAGAGTTGAACCGGCATTAGTCGCTCAAATTCTTTCAAAAGAGGTCAAGGGTCGAGTATTCATTGAAAAGGTTGGAGCAATGCCTAATCAGGGCGTTGCTTCAATGTTTTCTTTCGGTCAATCTTATGGCGTAATGCTGGGCGCAGCTGCGGCACTCAAGCTTCCTACAACTGCCGTGACGCCTCGACTATGGATGAAGGCGGTTAACAGACAAATAGGAAACTCAAAAGCACAAAGAGCAAACAAAGACGCAAGCAGAGCAAGAGCCTGTCAATTGTTCCCAAATTACGCGCATTACTTTGAGCGTAAAAAAGATGATGGTCGAGCAGATGCAGCTTTACTTTGTTACTATGGATTTTTATATGGGGGAAGTGTTGAAAGTTATGACTGACACAAACGGATTTACAACGCATGGCATTGATCGAATCAGTGTTTCAAACGTCACAAAGTTTTTAATGGCCCCCTCTGCATGGGGTGTATCATACCTGATGAAAGAAAAATTTACAGCTGGGTTTGCCGCGTGGCAGGGAAACGCTGTCGAAGCCGGTGTGGACGAAGGGCTCTATAATGGTGTTGCCATACGCGAATGCATTAAAATCGCAATGGACGATCTGAACGAACGCGCACTTTTAGCACCAAACAAATTGAATGAAATGACAAAGCGCACACCTATCGTTGCACAGATGGTTACGAACGCGCTGGAGCAGCTGCTACCACTTGGTCAGCCCGACATTCCGCCAGATGGAAAACGTCAACATGAAATCAATATCCCTGTTCGCTTTCGCAAGGGAAAAGGCGGCACAGTCAACAATCTCGGATACCTAGATTACCGCTGGTCTGAAACGGACGAGCGAAAAGAAACACCCTTAGTAGTTGACCTAAAAACTACATCGAAATCACCGTCATCTTGGTCGCTGTCACACGGAATCCAAGCTGCGGTGTATGAACGAGCCATTGAACTGAAACTCCAGCGTAAGCCAGAAGTAAAGTTTCTTTATTGTCTCACACGTAAAAAAGACCCTTTTTTATGGATGCAGATGGACAATGGCTCGTTCTACCTAGACCAGTTCAAACGTGCAGTCGTAAGGATGGAGAAATTTCTTAGTCTCTCCGACGATACGCAAAAACTCATGGATGCATTGCCCCATGATCCAGATACATTTTACTGGAAGGGAGGCAATGCCGAAACGCTTTCAGCCCGATACATCGCGTGAGGAAGGTTTCAGTGTCATCGCGGCTGACGCAACGAGCGACGAGCAACAGCTTTGGTGGAAAGTGCTGTATCAGTGTGTCGTGGATGGTGAAAAGCTCGACCACCAAAATTCGACAAAGCGGAACAATGCTAAACGTGCAGTCGTTTATCTGCTTAGTGACCAAAACGATTTTAACAAGGTTTGCAACCTCGCAAACGTCAACCCAGATACCTTTCGTCGTGCCGCTACAAAGTGGTTAGTCGGAAAGTTTACCAGTGAACTCCTCATTGGCGCGTTCGCCTTACGTGAAACAAAGGGCGAAAAACTCGGTAACACAATGGAGACTGAAATGCCGTTACATACAATACAAGCTACTGGAAATCCTTTTATCAGGTTTGGAATCGAAGAAAACGAATGGAATATTTCGTCAGAAAATGGATTAGTGCCTGTTGATCTGGTCGGAAAGACCATTGGAATTGACATTGCAAACATACAAATGGGGTGGCTTTCGCTGTCCGGTGGACGAGATTGGCAGCCTTGGCCTGACAATAATCCAATGAAATTAGAAAATCCATCCGACCAGCATAAACAGGGATGCTCTGTCTCGATGTACTCGACTAAATTGTTTGGTGACAGTCCAGTACGAGAGTTGTCAACAAGCCAAATCGGTATGCTCGATTTTGTTAAAAATCTGTACGACGAAGCAGAGCAAGACACCAAATTCAAAACGCATATTCCAATGGTAAAAATGGGGGATGCCCCAAAGCGTAAAGTTGGCAAGGGCTCAACGCGCACACCGGCATTTGAAATAACTGGATGGGCCGACCGTCCAGATGAATTAGGTGGTGGATCGCCTGTTGCACCACCTAAAGCCGCGTCAGTCACTTCTCCTGATGCTTCACACGCGGCGTCAGAGGCAGCGGATCAAAATTTCGCTGAACTCTGATTAACTTGGCGGGTGTGTTTCCTTGGTGGGACGTAACACACCCGCCCTTTTTACCTTAAAAAACGGTCGGCACAATGAAAACAAAAAAAGAATGGGCAGAGTATTGGCATGATCGAGGCTTCTCGGTTGTTCCAGTACATTACAACACAGGCAATGGATGCAGCTGCTCGGCTGGAGCGGAATGCACGTCACCAGGAAAACACCCAGCGCCTACCAGCTGGATGAAATACCAGACTAAACGAGCAGACAAGGAAACATTAGCATTTTGGTTCGAGGGGCGCTTTTCCGATTATAACATTGGCGTTGTCACCGGAGCAATCAGCAATAACGTGTTTGCGATTGATGTTGACATTGGCGAAGGCAAAGATGGGCCTGAGACACTGCACGATCTGTGTATGAGCAACGACGATCTGCCAATGACGCTAGAACAAAAGTCAGGATCGGGCGGAAGGCATTACTTTTTCAAAGCTCCAGACGAACAAAAGATTATCACCGGAAAGAACACGCTGGGGCAGGGAATCGATACACGCGGCGAGGGTGGATTTGTCGTGGTTGCGCCAAGCAATCACAAGTCTGGTAACAATTACGAGATTGAACTGGACGAGCCAATCGAGGCCGCGCCCGAATGGATTACAGAACTCACGCTCCAAGAGAACTTTCACCACAATGGAGAAAGCCAGCTGAACCAATCCGTCACAAATATGTGGGGCGATGTAGTAGATGGGCGCGAGGCGTACATGGTTCAGCTGATACTCGGAACGCTGCGAACATGGTGGGCGGAAAAAGGCAAACTTCCAACGCTGGATGAACTGATCGAGGACGCTTGGCCCATATATGAATTCAAGGTTGCAAGCAGAACAAAGTCGCTCGATAACGAGCAACGAGGCAGAAAACTATTTGAACAACGCGCAAAGTATCAGTTAAAGAGAGCCGAGCGCGGTCAGCTGCGAATACTTAATGAGATCGAAGCTGGCTCGGAAACACCCGAAACTGTGATTCCTTTTCCAGTGAAGGGTGGGGAGAGGGTAGGTTTGCCGACCGCCTCTCCCAACTTAACCATTTCAGAGTGGGGCATGGAGCGTTACAGCGGCCCAGCCCCCGAAATGGAATTCCTAATCGACAACATTTTGCCGGTCAGAGTACCAGGATTACTTGCAGCAGTTGGTGGACTCGGAAAATCCTACATACTGCTAGACCTATGCATGAAGGTCGCGGGTGGCGATCAATCGCTGCACCAAGAAAAAGCACTCGGCGGGAGTATTCTAAAGAACGGCAAAGTCGTTTTTCTCGGAGCAGAGGACAGCGCAGATAGCATTCACCGCCGACTAGAAAGCATAGCAGGGCCAAACCTTGCTCAACGCGCAGCCGGTAACTTGTTCGTTGTTCCACTTCCAGATGCCGGTGGGCCGGTTGCGTTAATCCAAAACCTAATGGGGCAGTACACAGTCACACCGCAATACATAGACATAAGGCAACAGCTGATTGATATGGGAAACATTGCACTCGTTGTAATTGATCCACTCCAAGCTTTTGCACACGCTGACATAAATACAGATCCCGCAGCCGGTCAATTCTGGTGGACGCTAATGAGCGAACTTTGTGTCTCGATCGATGCCAACGTCATTATTGCCCATCACATGCGCAAAGAAGGCACGTTCTCGATCAAGAAATCAGCGCAAGCAAGAGAAGCAATCAGAGGCACAACTGCGCTCGTCGATGGAGCCAGATGGGTTTACGGACTATGGGCCATGCCCGAACAGGATGAAGTTATCATTGCTAACCAGCTGGACTTTGAATCCGGTCAAGGCCAGTGCGTCATGGGAGGCATCGTTAAAATCAATGATGCAGCTGACAAGTCCACGCGCACCTTCATAAGAAGCGAACAAGGGCTTCTGATCGACCGCACAAACGAAGTTGCGGAAATTCTGGAAGCAAGCGTCAAGCTATCCACAATGCAAACGGACACAATATTCGAGGAAATCGATAAACGATGGTCAACAGACGAACCGTTTAGCAGCGCAATCAACACCTCTCGATCCCTCCAGAAATGGATCAGCGAGGAATACGCCATGCCGAAACACGCAGCAAAATCATACGTCCAGGCATGGCTCGATCAGAAACTTCTCGAAAACACAACGCACAACAAACAGACCAAAGCCAAAGGCATCAAGGTCATCAGAAAATTGGATGCAGCATGAGGCTCATAGACTGCCCAGACTGCGAAGGTCAGGGCCAAGTGAACATTGGCGGGTACTCGGATTTCGGGCGTGGCCCAGAGCCATACGAGCAGCTGATTAATTGCGAATATTGCGACAGCGGAAAGATACAACAGGAGGACGAAGAATGCTTTTCTGGACAGTGATGATTATTCAATACGTGGTCGAAGGTGAGCAAATCACTACCAAGCTACTCTTTCCAACAGAGCAAGCATGTGCCGCTGCAATGACACCAATCTACAACGAAATCCATAAGCATTACGGCGAAAGTCTCGCTGTATGCAAACCAACAGACATACCCTCTGGATCAAAAATACGACCAAAAACTAGACCAGAAATAACAGGATAAAGGAACTAAAATGATACAGGCATATCGTGAGTGGGAGGAACAGATCGGCAGACAAATGCTGGCACTCAGACGTAAAGAATTCAAAGGAGGGCGCGTGAAAATGCCTCCGTGTGATGCAGAAAGGTTTTCAAAATCAAATATGCCCCTCAATGGATACGAAGTATTGGGGCTCCTTAGACATGAAAAGATCGCAACGGCAAAGCAGCTATCAGAACAAACGCACCTCACTCAAAAGGAAATCGCATACTCATTAATGACATTGGCGCGGTTTAAACTGGTTGAAAAACTAACGCTCGAAAGAGGTGGCTGGGTGTTTGCTTACATTGGGGAGGACGCAGATGATGAGTAAATCACTATACGATTTCTGCGGAAAAATCGCTACTTCCGCGGAAATACACCCCATATTTGCGGAAGTAACGCGGGGTCACTACCCGATTTCTGCGGAAGTAAGCGTAAAACAGCTAAAATCTTGCGGAAGTAGTGCGGAAGTAACCCCTGTTTTTGCGGAAGTGAGTTACGGAAGTAAACTCCCGTACCCTATATGTATACTACTTCCGCACTTCCGCGGAGTAGTTACATGGATACAGATGGTGCGCAAATCTGGTAAAATGGATGCAGCGCATGGCTAACTCAAAATATGCACGAATAAAACGTAAACAAAAAGTACAAACAGCTGATGACAGGTTTTCTGCGCCAGCGATGTACAGTGATAACAGATATGATACGGTTTGCGCGGCAATCAATAGCGTCGATCAGAAGGCACGTCAGCTGGAGCAACATTGGGGCATAGGAAAGCTAGAAAGACTAGCGGCTCCCAAATTAGCCGTTGCATTTGAACAAGCAAGGCAGAACTTTCAAGATGCATGTCAGGGCGACGATAGTAATTATCTCACACAAAAGGCAAACAATCTTATCGAAGGATGGACTGCGCTAGAGCGGTCAGCCCGAAAGAATGGATGCAGCCCCAACGATCCCCGCGTCTGGGAGTTTTACGCTCCAGATGATGCCGGTGGTCAAAAATACGCAATCGTAGATCACGCATCAGATACAGCCGCCGTGAACATGGATACAACCCGCGTCTACTCGCTCGATGAAGTGGCTAGGATAATTACTAGCTGGGAAAAGACAAATCTTGGTTCGATGGCTGCGGAAACCAAAAAACACTTTCCCAATTCACAAATAAACCAAATTAAACTTGAGGACTACAATGACACAATCCCTTTCTAAAACACAAAGAGAAATACTTCTCATGGATGCAGCTGAAACAATTAGCCAGAAACGAAACCTGGAGTACGGCGAACCAGAAGATAACTTTTCAAGATGTGCGCAAATGATGGATGCATATCTAAAAGGTAAAGATGGA